ATGTGGTTAGATGCTGATGGATTACTACACTTTGAAGCTGACTCATGGAAATGGTACGAAGAATCTGAATCAGCCTTAACTCGAGTGATGAACTTAGCCGAGGATTACGATGATGGCTATGCTGGTAGATATGCTCGTGTTGGTGAGGAAACAGATGACATACATGAAGACGCTTGGGGAGATGATGGTTGGGATTTAGAGTTTCCATATGTAGTTTCTACTATAGAAAGTGGATTCTCAAAAGAACATAGCAAAAAGGTAATAGGGGTAAATCCCTAGATTGACTTTGTTAAAGACAAGGATTACTATGTTTGTAAAACCAATAAAAACAAGGAGTAAGAGTGATATTAAGCACAGTTCGTGTGGAGTTCTTTGATGTAGATGGGTTGTGTGCAGTTGAGGTGCTAGGTGGAAAGTTGTTTAAGCCAGCACGTATTCGATGCGATGAACATGAATTATGTCAAGACATTAAAGACAAAGTAGCTATATTAAAAACGGCTGGTAAGACTAAAAACATAGGAACAGTAGGTCGTAAAGTTCGAGATGGTATTTTTTATGTAGCAGTAAGTCCAAGTAGTTGGGAAAAGTTTGCTAAAAAAATGACAGGAAAGATGTATGAACGAAGATGATTTGCGGGATTGCTTTGCTATGTTTGCTTTGAATGGAATATTGTCTTGTAACTATGATGTAGGTGAGGAACCAGCAGTATTAGCTTACAAATATGCAGACGAGATGCTAAAGGCAAGAGTCCCTAAAGAACCTGAAGTAGAACAAGGTATTGTTGCAGTTAAACCAAAGAGGAGAGTGAAATGAAAAAGATGTTTATAGGATTGATGTTAGTAGCAATGTCAGTAGGTGTATATGCCGGAACCAAATGCGAGAAGTCTCCGACAGGTGGTATTTGTTGTTGGGATACTTCAACAGATGGACCATTTCAACCTATTGGATGCTAAGGAATAACATGTTATTAAATAAAGACCAACAAGCAAGATTACGTGCCGCCTCAAGTGGTTGGTATGGTGACAATCGTAAGAAACACAACGCCATTACGGAAAAGGAAACTACCAATAAGATTGATAGAGTATTGGCTCAGCTACATGCCGAGAATCCTAGTGCGTTTGTAGATACTGCGGCTCAACAAAAGGATGGCAGTATTGTTTTTACGAACATAGACTATGTAATGGGGCAACGTGAATTCTATGATGAGCCTAGAACTGTTAGACCTAATCATTACAAAGGATTTGTTAAACCATACAAACCTAATCTAAAGATAACCCATGACGACACCCGAGAAAAAGGTTAAGAACAAAGTGGTAAGTATCCTAAAAGAAGTGGGTGCTTATCACTTTTACCCTGTTGCTAGTGGGTATGGTTCGGCTGGTATTCCTGATTTAGTAGCGTGCATACGAGGTAGGTTTATTGGTATCGAATGTAAGGCTAATGGTGGAGTACCAACTGCATTGCAAACTAAAAATTTAATGACGATAGTAAACAATGGTGGGTATTCGTTTTTGGTAGATGAAACATCAACAGGTGCATTGAAGTTAATGTTGTTAGATATTGCAGAGGGTAAAGAAACTCGCCATGCCGGTGCGCTATTTGATTTATTAAAAGGAGATGGAAATGGACATGAAAGAACACCAAAGCAAAGTTAAAGAATTAGTAGATGGGATTGATGAATTCTTTAGTCAGTCGGAATGTAATACGGTAGATGCTTTAAATGCAACGTCTATTATTTCTACGATGATAGCTAAGTCTTTGGGTATGAGTCGTAAAGACTATCTAAAAGATTTAGGGAATATGTTTGATAGAACTATTAAAGAACCGGAAGAAGATAATGAGCACTAACATTCTTGAAGATGCTTATAACATTATTTATGGCGATAGGGAAAAGACTTACGGACACCCAAGCAAAAACTTAAGCACGATTGCAGTGATGTGGAAGGCTTACTTGGGAGCAATGCCAAAGGATATAGATGACTTAGATTCTAAGGATGTTGCCGCATTGATGATGCTAGTAAAGGTTGCTAGGTTTGCTAATGACCCCACGCACAGAGATAATTTAATAGATATTTGTGGATATGCCGCTTTAGTAGAACGATGCGATGAGTCGGGAACCGAATAAAGTACGTTTGGCGCAAGTGATGTATGCCCTGCGCGGGAACCCCTTAACTATTAAAGAGATAGCTAGGGTAGTGGGGTTACGCTACAAGATGACATGGAATTATCTGAAAGAATTAGAAACACAGAACAAGGTTGAGTTACATACGGATGGCACTAAGCCACACAAGTATAGGAGAATGAGATGGAATCAGGAGTAAAAATCCTATTGGAACGGATAAAAACTAATCCGGAAGAATTTACTGAGAGAAGAAACCGTTGGATGAATACAATCTTGACGTATAGGGATTTTATGAATGCGGAAAATAGAGTTGCCCTAGACGATGCGCTAAGACCTGTACTTATGGAAAAGTTTAACGAAGAAATACTAAATACGTTAATGGCTGAAAAAGAAGACTTTAATCCTTTTGGTAAAACTGAAACAAAGTCGTTTGGAACCAAGAATTATGGAGCAACAATAACGGTACAAAAGAAAACCCCATGAACATAATTACAGTAGACTTTGAGACTTACTACGACAAAGACTATGGGCTAAAGAAGTTCACAACTGAAGAGTATGTGAGGCACGATAGATTTGAAGTTATTGGTGTAGCAGTTAAGGAGAATGATGGTGCTACGGAGTGGTTTACAGGTAGTCAAAAAGAAATTGCTAAATGGTTTACTCAATTTGATTGGGCTAATAGTTTGGTGCTTGCTCATAACACTCAGTTTGATGGTGCAATTCTTTCGTGGCATTTTAATATTAAGCCTAAAGGTTGGCTTGATACTCTTTGCATGGCTCGTGCGCTTCATGGCGTAGATGCTGGTGGTAGTTTGGCTGTATTGGTTGAAAGGTATAAGTTAGGCGAGAAAGGCACAGAAGTAAACGATGCGCTGGGTTACCGCCGCCTAGATTTTTCAGACCTTGAGATGGAGAAGTATGGGAGATACTGCGTCAATGATGTGGACTTAACTTGGGCTTTATTCAATACGTTAATAGATAAAGGCTTTCCTCAAAAAGAACTTAAAGTTATAGACATTACCCTACGCATGTTCATTGACCCTGTACTGCATCTTGACTTACCTTTATTAGAGCAACACTTAGAAGAAACTAAAGATAAGAAAGAAAAGTTATTAGAGGCATGCGTGGCTGATAAAGATACGTTAATGTCTAACGATAAGTTTGCTGAGATATTACAGAGCATAGGGGTAGACCCGCCTACAAAAACTTCATTACGCACAGGAAGAACCGCATGGGCTTTTGCTAAGACTGATGAAGGCTTTAAGGAACTGGCTTCTTATCCTGACCCACGAGTTCAGGCTTTAGTAGCGGCTCGGCTAGGCAACAAAACTACGCTAGAAGAAACAAGAACTCAACGCTTTATTGACATAGCTAAACGTGGCAAACTTCCTGTACCCATTAAATACTATGCGGCACACACAGGGCGTTGGGGTGGCGATGACAAGATTAACTTACAAAACTTACCTAGTCGTGGTCAGAACGCTGGGAAACTAAAACGTGCAATTCAGCCGCCTACTGGCTGGGTAATCATTGATTCTGATTCATCTCAGATTGAGGCTAGAACTGTGGCTTGGCTATCTGGACAGCAAGATCTGGTAGAAGCATTTGAAAGGGGTGAAGATGTATACAAGATCATGGCTTCGGCTATCTACCAAAAGGATGCGGCAGAAGTTACGGCGCACGAACGGTTCGTTGGTAAGACGACGATACTCGGATGTGGCTATGGCATGGGGAGCAAAAAATTCAGGGCACAACTCAAGACATTCGGTGTGGAGATTGAGGAAGGGGAAGCCACTCGTATTATCGACATCTATCGCAAGACTTATGCTCAAATCCCCACATTATGGGGAGGAGCCGGAAGATGTTTAGAAGCGATTGTTACTGGAAAAGCCGCCAATTTTGGGCTAGATGGGGTATTGGAATTTAATGCCTCTCAGAAAGGATTTCTCCTACCCAGTGGGTTATGGCAAAGGTATGAAGGATTGGAAAAAGTAATTGAACCGGAAGGTGGCACGCAATACCAATATAAGACTCGGCGGGGGTTGGTAAAGCTGTATGGTGGCAAAGTAGTTGAGAACTTGTGCCAAGCGGTTGCTCGTTGTATTATTGCAGAACAAATGGTAAAAATAGCTAGGAAATATAGGGTAGTTTTAACAGTACATGATGCCGTAGCATGTATAGCTAGAGAAGAAGATAAGGAAGAAGCGGTTCAGTATGTAATGGATTGTATGCGGTGGAGACCCGAGTGGGCTAAGACTTTACCACTGAATTGCGAAGCAAGTTTTGGAAACAGTTACGGAGAATGTTAATGGTTGATTACGCATCTTTTCTATTAGAAGCAAGGAAGTTATTAAAAGACTACGAGGATGCAATGATTCAAAATAAGTTTAATAGTGCGTTTGATATAGCTTTAAATGTTTCGGCGGAGGTTAGATTGTTAGTGCAAGTAGCGAAAGAAAAGCTAGATGCATGATAAGAAAAGCACACCACCACAAGCAGACATGACGCAACAAGAAGTAGCCGATGCGTTTGGAGTATCAAGGGCGGCAATAGCAGACATAGAAAAGAGAGCGCTTAGGAAATTAAGAAACGAATTAAGAAGACGTGGTTTAACGATAAAAGATTTTCTTGACTTTTTTAAAAGGTAGAGGGCAATATGACAGAAATGGTTTGGTATGTAAGTATTGGAATTATTTTTACAAGTATTGTTATTTGTATTCTCATGCTTATGTTTTGGGGTAAATAACGATGCCTGAACCTATCCCTTTTTTTGGTTGGTTTGCTGACTACGAAGAAACAGAAGCAATGTTAAGAGAACAGATTCACACACAGCAAAGCAAAATAGAAGAACTAGAAAAGATCATAGTTGATCTATTAAAGAATAAGGATATCCAATGAAATTATGCGTCGTTAATTTTTGGGACGGTGCATTTGATGGGGACTTTTTTGAGTTTTTCTTTCGCACAGCTTTTGATGGTATGGAGTATGTTCTTAGCCCACACGATGCTGATGTAGTTATTAGTTCAGTCTTTGGGCATACGCAAACAGACCCTAAGAAAACTATTATGTATATAGGGGAGAACGTACGCCCTAGCTACCTAGGGTATGACTACTCACTTTCATTTGACTACGACATTTATGGTGGACGTAATTTTCGTTTGCCTTTATGGTGGAGTCGCCTTGCATGGGATGGGTTTGTTCAAAAGCCTAGAAAACCAAATGCACACAATCATGGGTATGAGCAGTTAATAGATATTAAAAGCCTGACACAACCACGCAAGTTAGATATGAGTATCAAAGATAAGTTTTGCGCTATGGTCGCTGGCAACCCTGAAGCA